GTCCGAATCTCTTTGAGGTTTCGCTCGTATTTCCTTCGTTCGTAGAACTTGGTGGTCTGGCTGGCTCACAGTCCCGTTTCTTCGTGAAGACTGCACAGTTGCCGGGATCAACGATTGGTACCGTAACGGTTCCATACTTTGGTCGTGAAGTAAAGGCTGCTGGAAACCGCACCTTTGCTGATTGGTCAGTAACGGTACTTAACGATGAAGACTTTGCTCTGCGCAATGCCTTCGAACGTTGGCACCGTGGTATCAATGGCAACGTAACCAACCTTCGCGAGCTAGGTGCAATTAGCACTTCGCCGCAGTCGCCGGGAACGAGCTATGCTGTTGATGCAGAAGTTTACCAGTATGCGAAAATCGGTGGTCAACCAATCAAGAAGTACAAGCTGGTCGGAATGTTCCCAAATGACATTTCACCAATTGATCTGGATTGGGGTTCGAACGACACGATTGAAGAGTACACGATTACTCTGTCGTATCAATACTGGACTTCGCTTGACACTAGCGCAGCTAACCCAAGCGCGTAATTGAATGGTCGGGGGAAAGGAATTCGCCTTTCCCCCATCTTTGACATGGAGTGATTAATGGCAACTATTAGACTTTTCGGTTGGGAGATTAATCGGGTATCTGATCAAGAAACTCCCGCTCCCACAGTTCAGCCGAGCATTGCGCCGCCGCTGACGGATGATGGCGCGTATGTAATTAACTCGGCTGCGCTAGGTGGTTACTATGGTACCTATCTCAATCTTGAGGCTGCATTCAAGAACGAGAACGAACTCATTTCACGCTATCGCACGATGGCAATGCAGCCAGAAGTCGAATCCGCGATTGATGATATCGTCAATGAAGCAATCGTCCATGATGACGAGGGCAAGTCGGTAGAGATTTCGCTCGACCTTCTGGAACAACCGGATAATGTCAAGAACATTCTGCGTGAGGAATTCAAGCAGCTTCTTCGCATGTTGGACTTCGACAATTCTGGACAGGATATCTTCAAGCGTTGGTACGTTGATGGACGCCTGTTTTACCAGATTCGTATTGATGAAGCTAATCCGAATTTAGGTATTCAATCTATCTCATACCTTGATCCGCGCAAGATTCGAAAGGTGCGCACGGTCATGCGGCGCAAAGACCCACGTACTGGCGTTGAGATTGTGGCTGGTAGTGAGGATTTCTACGTTTACAATGACAAGGCACTGACCGCAGGAAACATGGTCATGTCTTCGCCCGTTGACGCATCTATGAAGATTGCCGAGGACGCCGTTGTAAACATTAACTCTGGTTTGATGGACGTAACCCGTAATCTGGTTCTGTCTTATCTTCACAAAGCCATCAAGCCTCTGAACCAGTTGCGCATGATTGAGGACGCAGTAGTTATCTACCGTCTGTCTCGCGCACCAGAACGCCGTGTATTCTACATTGACGTTGGTAATCTGCCGAAGGTCAAGGCTGACCAGTATCTACACGATATCATGACCAAGTTCCGCAACAAGATCGTTTACGATGCGGGAACCGGCGAGGTCAAGGATGATCGTCGCTTCATGTCCATGATCGAAGACTTCTGGATTCCTCGTCGCGGCGAAGGCAAGGCTACTGAGATTCAGACGCTACAAGGTGGACAGAATCTTGGTGAACTCACCGACGTTAAGTATTTCCAGCAACAGCTTTATCGCTCGCTCAATGTGCCTATTTCGCGCCTTGAGCCGCAGCAGGGATTCTCGCTAGGTCGCGCATCCGAGATTACTCGCGATGAGCTTAAGTTCAATAAGTTTGTTGAGCGTCTACGTGCGAAGTTCTCATTGCTGTTCGATGAACTGATGAAGCGGCAGCTAGCCCTAAAGGGTATCGCATCCTATGAAGAATGGGATCAGTTGAAGGAATACATCTACTACGATTTCATTGAAGATAACAACTTCTCTGAATTGAAGGAAGCGGAGTTGATGACAAACCGCGTCCAGTTGCTCAATCAGATGGTTCCTTATGTCGGCACATACTACTCCATGAATTGGGTTCGCAAGAATGTCCTTAAGCTTTCTGAGGAAGAAATTGAGGAAATGGCGGTAGAACTTGAACAGGAGCAGGAAGAAATGATGCGTATTGCTGAAATGGAAGCAGCAAAGCAGCAATATTCAATGGGTACGCAAGTTCCATCTTCTATAAATACAGGTGGGCAACCACAATCGCAACAGAAACCACCGGCTAACGGGGGACAAAAGTAATGTATTCCAAGCAATTCCTAGAAGCACTGGCATCCGACGATAAGGATCAGGCAAGTGCAGCATTTCAAGCTACTCTGAATGACAAGATTTCAGATGCTCTGGAAGTACGCAAGGTTGAGATTGCATCTTCTATCATTTCTGGTGATACCGAAATGGTAGAGGAAGAAGTGCAGCTTGACGAAGTTTCTGCTCCCGGTCAGGAAGACTGGATCAAGGCTAATAAGCAGCGTTTCATCAAGCAGTATGGCAAAGAAAAGGGAACGAGAATTCTCTATGCCAAGGCATGGAAGATGGCAAAGGAAGAAGTTGAGTTGACCGAAGGCGGTCCTACTCGCAAGCACTTTCGCCAGACAGCCGAATTGATTAAGGCTATTGAGCATCCTGAGAAGCGCAAGGAAATGGCTAATCACCACGCTTCCCTGTATGCGCAGCAGAATCCACGTTTTGATCGCGCTAAGTTCATGGCAGCAGCCGGTGTTAACGAGTCTGATCTTAATGTAGATTATGACAGGCACGAACTCAAGACGATGATGAAGAAGGCTCGCGAAGGCATGAAGCCTTTCCATCCAACGCCGCAGGCTACCGAATACATGCAGCATGTGCAGACTCACGTTGCACATCTAGCTAAGAAACATGGCAAGAAAGAAGCTGATATTTGGAGTTGGGTTAACGAAGAGTTGACCGATGAAGAACTCAGCGCATTGAATGAAGTTGCACAGGGTGGTGCTGTAACGAACGCGCAGCTTAATCGCAACGTTATTACTAATCTGCGCAAGGCTACGCAAACGCTAGGAATCAAGGGTGTTAACCCACAGATGGCAGCAGCAGCACATCGTGATTTTGGCAAGCTAGTAGCCAAGAATCCAAAGGCTCCCGGTTACATGCTACTTCGCAAGCTTGCTGCAAACAAGGCTGCACAGGTTCAGAGTTTGACGCAGGCGGGTGTTCCAATGGGACAGTCCTTGGAAGCACATCCAAATGACTTCAATCAGGCTCTACAGAGAATCAAGAGATTCAAGTAATGCGATTCAAGGAATTCCGCAATCAGTTGAATGAGTCCGGTATGTCTACCGAAACCATTCCTGCACCAATGTTGGTGTTGCGCCGCAGGGGAGTTCGTATTTTCCCTGATGGACGCAAGGTTGCACTTTATACAAATGATAAATATAATATGGTATTCACTGTCCCTTATGGTGGTAACTCGCCGGAAGAGGACACACCAATCGTAGGATATCCTAATGGATGAAATCTACGAGAGACTGAATCAGATTACCGAAGAGAAACTACAGTTTCTCAAGACGTTAATTGAGGTTGAGCTAAACGAAGCCAACGTCAAGATCGTCAGGGCAAGAATTCGCGGCGGCAAGGTGCAGCGTAGAAGAAAGGTTGCAACTCGCCCCGGTTATACTATTCGCGGTGGAAAGCTTGTTCGTATGTCGGCTGCGGAGCGCCAGAAGCGCAAGAGGGCTGCACGTAAGGGCAAGGCAAAGCGCAAGGCTAAAATGGCTCGCGCATTAATGAAGCGTAGGCGTTCACTAAGACGCAGGAAATCATTAGGGGCAAAGTAAGATGAAACTTATTACGGAAATGATTCAGGATGTAAAGGTAATCACCGAAGAAAAGAACGGTGTTACATCACTTTACATTACAGGTCCGTTCCTCGTTGGGGAACAGAAGAACCGTAATGGGCGCGTATATCCACAGCATATTCTGGAAAAGGAAGTCAAGCGTTATAACGAAGAGTACGTGACGAGAAACCGTGCCTTTGGCGAGCTTGGTCATCCAGATAGCCCATCAATTAATTTGGACCGTGTTTCACACCTGATCACTAACCTCAAGCAAGAGGGTGCCACTTTCATCGGCAAAGCCAAGATTCTTGAAACCCCTATGGGCAAGATTGCTAGGTCGTTATTGGAAGGTGGTGCAACCCTTGGCGTATCCAGCCGTGGCATGGGTTCGCTTAAGGAGCAGGACGGTGTAAACTTGGTTCAGGACGATTATTATCTCGCTACAGCGGCGGATATCGTAGCCGACCCTTCGGCTCCCGGTGCCTTTGTTCAAGGAATAATGGAAGGCAAGGAGTGGGTGTGGGACAATGGCACCATCAAGGAAGTTGATGTTGTCGAAATGTACGATGAAATCAAGAAGGCACGGCGAAATCAGATCGAAGAAATCTCGTTGAGAATCTTCGAAAACTTTCTGTCAAAACTTTGAGTTTTATAAATAGATTTATCCAGTTAAGGAGTTTAAAATGAGCAAGTCACTTTCTGAATCTGCTGCTGAAATCCTGAATGCTTCCCTAAAGGGCGCAGTCAAGGAGCCTATGCAGGCTGGCGGCGCACAGGTCACGGACCTTGGTGGCTCTGACAATCAGAGCAAGCCAGAGGGCGATGCTGTTGGTAAGGCTGCGGCTGCAAAGCAAGCCGAGGCACCTAAGCCGGGAACGGCAGGCGCACCATCTGAGCCAGTAGTTGATCCCGTCAAGAAGAAGGGCGAGCAGAATTCTGTTGGTTCCGTAGAAGCTATGCCGGGAACCACCCTTGTCAAGAATCCTAAGATGGCGGAAGAAACCGAGACTGATGAGGTCGAGCTAACTGAGGAAGAGATTGAAGAGTATCTGAACTCTCT